GAGGAATGTAAAGGGTGGTTTCTGGTAAAGCGTGTCTTGGAGCACAAACTTGGTTTGGTCCTCCAGATGATGAACAAGCTCCAGCAACATCAGCGAATTGAGGGTCAGTGATGTATACTAATTGGGTAGTATGTCCAATCATCTTGAAGTATCCACGTTGTTGTTCAGATGAAAGAGTAACTTGGTTCCAGATGTGCATCCAGTCACCATATTGACGGTCAATGCGTTGACCTCCAATTTCAACTTCAACTTGGGAAACTAATTGTTCACCAATGAAATCTAACCAACGAGCATAGACACCAGCAGTTCCAGAGGTGGCTTGGGATTGGTTGATTTCTGGAAGAGTGACTTGTAAGTAGGTTCTGTAAGCCAAATCACCATTTCTTGAGATGGTGCAGGTTACTCTGCGTCCAAAATCGGCTTGTCCAGAGAAAGTTTGTTCAATACTTTCCATGGCAAAGTTAGTGTGTCTGCGGTATGATACCTTCCAGAAGGTAATTTCAGGGGTTCCAGTAAGGAAAACGTCTTGTGCGCCGTAGGCGACTAGTTGCATTAGTGCTCCACCCATTTTTATAGGTTATATACTAATCCAAGAAAATAATTTGGAGAAATTGCTAAATTAAATGAAATTGTAAATTAATACCTATCTTTTGTATAATACACTGATATCATACAAAAATTCAATGTCAACACGATGAATGCAGCCACATCATCCAACTAATTCTTCAAATTCGATATTATAAAATTTTCCAAATAGTTTTCTTGAAATATCTCGCGTTTGTTTTCGTGTTTTTTCGTAAAAATATAGTTTTCGGCAGATTTTTTAATTGTCCACCCATCATTTAGAGCATTATTTAGAAACATCATTTTTTGGAAATGTTTTCGGTCCATTTTAATATTATCCGGTATGTCTAAATGTTTTTGATTATCCATAAAAATACTATATTATTTAGGAATATTGACAAATACCATATTTTGACGAAAACCGTTATTCGATTTGTATTGTCTCGTCAAACAATCCAAATGTATCTTTGTCATGGGATATGATAATAATACACTTTTTGTATTTCTTAAAATCGGTTATCAATTGTATAATTTCGTTTTTCAATTCTCCATCCAGAGCATTTGTCGGTTCATCCAATATCACGATTTTCGAAGGTATCACTAATCCACCGATTATATTCACAACTTGTCGTTGTCCGCCAGATAAATTCTCTCCAAACAACCCCGCCTTTTTATGATGTATATCCATGCTCTTGAATAAATCCCGTATTTTGGGGTATTTCATAATTTCTCCTAAATATCCATTACATACATCTAAATCATAGCACCCGTATAAAATGTTTTCAATTATTTTTCGGTCAAATAACTTCGAATTTTGATTTATATAAATGATTTGGCTACGTATATAATTTCCTTCAACCTCCTGAATATCTACATCATCAATATATATTTTTCCACTGGTTGGCGTATACATCTTTATCATTAATTTTGCAAACGTCGATTTGCCATTTCCCGATAACCCAACAATACCTATAATTTTATCACGTAAATTCAAATGAATATTATATTCCTTCATAATCGGGTTTGACTGACCTTCATATTGAAATGTAACATTTTCAAATGTAACAGAATCGAATTGTAATTCTCTCGATAAATAATTCTTGTTGTATATTTTTTCCAGGTCAGAGTCCATATTATAAAAATGTTTCATGACTGATTCGGACCTGCCCAAAAATTCTATAAAATCGGGTATTTGCTGAATCGTTGTAGTCATTCTCTCTCTATACAACAACAAAATTGTAAAAAAGGTTACGAACGTTGTCAAATCAATCTTTTTCGAAAAATAAATACGGATTAATTGAAACATCAATATAAACAAAAGGGTAAATGCAATGATATTCATAATAATACCATGATTATTCGTATTTGAATAGAACTCAAATGCACTATGAATCGTTTTTTCCGTCTTTTGTAGAAAAACGTCAATTTCATTGTCGACTTGACCTCTACTAATAATTTTATCGATATTATTCAATATTTCCACCAAGTATGCTTCATTTTCACTAACCATTTTTTCATACGTTTCATTCTTGTCAATCATCGACGTCCACGAATAATATAAATAGCCGACTAATAATATATTACCAATAATAAATGTAATACCGATTTCTATATTTTTTTGTAAAAAATAAATCGCAATAATAAATAAAAATGTAATATTCGGTAACAAATATGTAATAATATCATTGAACACCATAAAACAGACGGATGATATACGATTGATGGGCGAATTCAATTTGGTGAAATTGATATTTTTGAAATTTTCATTGTTCACCAATAAAACCATTTTCACTAATTCGTGACGAATCCATTGTCGTAGTTTGGTCAATAATTTATTTTGAAAATATTTATAAAAATAATAGAAAATCATATACAATACCGAAACTGCCATAAAATATTTAAAATAATCTCTCGTTTTGCTTTCATTATTTTTTTGAACAAAGCCGATGATATTTGCACCGATGTATGATATTATATTGGTTTGAAAAATATTTATGATAAAACTAAATATCACCAACAATGTTGTATTCACGATTTCTTGTTTGAAAAATATTGAAAGCAAATAATTCACAATATTCATATTAGTATATGTATACATAAAGTTACTAAAGCATATGCATATATGGTGTGGATTACATTTGTAATATAAAAACTACAAATGTAGTGTATAAAATCAGGTAAATTCATAAAAATTAATATTATTATGTAAATAAAAACATAAAAAAGCCGCCCTAATAAATGTATGAACCAAAATAAAAAAATAATAGTAAAAAATTCACATAGTGCAAATACTATCGATGAAAAACATACCGAAATGTTGAATTATTTCCATGATTTAGAAATCAATGTTATTCCCCAATTAATAAAAGAAAAGAATCATTTGAAACATAAATTGAAAGAATTGGACAACAGTAAAATAGATATATGTATGGATATTCGCGATAAAATCAGCAAAATCAAATTAGAAATTCAACAACTGAAATCAAAAAAGAAGGAATATTTGTTAGAGAATTCAAAACACATTTTTGAATATTTTGAAGAGAAAAAAAAAGTATCGAGCGGGGACAACAATCAAAATGTGAATATACTCAATTCTTTTTTTAAAATAAGAGCAAAAACCCAAGAATCTTCGAACCCGAATAGTGAAAAATATAGTCAATCGAAGAATTCATACAATAATTATTGGAAAAATGTAAATAACGAGATATTGAATATACATGATTTTGTGGTTCCGTCGGACGTGTGTGAAGTATGTCATCAAGGAGAGCTTATTCCACAAGACGAAGAAGGCATTTTAATATGTAATAATACGAATTGCGGTAAATTCATTACATATATTGTAGACAGTTCTAAACCCACCAATAAAGAGCCACCCAATGAAGTATCATATACGGCATATATTCGTCTCAACCATTTTAAAGAGATTTTATCCCAATTTCAGGCAAAAGAAACTACGCAAATACCGGATGAAGTCATTTCGGCGATTCGAAATCGTATTAAGAAAGAACGTATTACGGATATGTCTCTCATTAATTACGATAAAATGCGCGATATTTTACGTAAACTAGGATTAAATAAATATTTCGAACACATTCAATATATAAATTCAATGTTTGGTATTAAACCGCCCATCATGAATGAAGAGTTGCATGAAACGTTGTGTGTTTTATTTATTGAGATACAGAAACCGTGGGCGGTGCATTGTCCGGCCAATCGCACGAATTTTTTCAACTATACCTATACATTGTATCAATTATGTGTTTTATTAGACCAAACACAATACTTACCATATATACCCATGATGAAGGACCGAGAGAAACAATTAGAGCAGGATATGATATGGAAGAAGGTATGCAATGACCTAGATTGGGAATTTTTTCCTACAGTGTAATAATGTTGTTCGCAATATTGCAAACAATATTATTTTTCATATACTGGAGTTTATACCGCGGCTAATTTAAGTCCACCGACCAAACTAGTTCCTAAACCAAATCCAGCACCTCCTCTCATGGAAGTTCCAATGGATGGGGCGAATGAATCTAAGATGGCGAATGCGGCAGCTGCGGTTAATGCAATGACTAAGATTTCTTCAACGTTTAATGGTTTTCTTGGAGCAATTAATGCAACTAAACCAACGGCTAAACCTTCAATTAAGTATTTGATGATGCGTTTAATGAATTCGGTTAAATCGGCGTTCATACCTATTATATAATATTGCTAATATTATATTTTTATAGAAATTAGAAAATTAAAATAGAAATTCGATTTTTGTAAATAAAATTATATATTTATTTTGAAAAACACTTAAACATATTTTTTCCTAAAGATTATTCTAGGATGTCTTCATTCGAACGAAAAAATTTGGAAAATGGAAAACCTAATCCTAAATACATTGATTTATGTGATGAAGATACACCAATTGCTGGACAAAAATTCGTGTGTATGTCTTTTGTATCTCCAGAAAAGATTCTAAAGAAACGCGAATTATTTATGTTTGACCAATTTTTAAAACAATATGATTTTACTAAATCTATGAATAAATTTTTGGATTTTGTCCATTTTTTATCCTACAAATATAATCTAAATGTCGAGGAAGTGATGAATGATTTAAATGAATTTTCGAAGGAAGAAGAAGCTAAATTAAAAGAAACTCCAGTGGACGATGATTTCAATACCTTTATGGATAAAAATGAAGATAGATTAGCCGTCCAATTCCAACGCGAAAACGCTTTCCAAACATCGGTAAGAGGTTTGAAAGTTCGTGGTGTATTTTCAACACAGGAAGAGGCCGAAATACAATGCAAGAAATTACGCGAATATGACCCAAACCATGATATCTTTGTAGGTCCAGTGGGTATGTGGATTCCATGGGACCCAGATGCTTACAAAACCGGACGTGTCGAATTTATGGAGGAAGAGTTGAATAAACTTCATCAAGAAAAGTTGAAGAACGAAACCAAGGCCAAACAAGAGTTCGAACAACGTATTAAAGATACGAAGAAGAAGGCGATTGAAGAAAATATTAAATTGGCCGAAAAATCAGGTAACGTATTGACCCAAACGATGGACGAAGAGGGTAATTTGATTGGTGTTCGCGAAAAGGTTGATTTCGAGGAACGCGAGGCGGCTGACGTGGAAACCACCAATATCCGTAATGAAATGTTACGTGAAACGATTCTAAAACAAGACGAAACCAAGGCCGCTGCTATAAATGAACAACGTGCCGACAGTATTCAAGTCGAAATGGATACTGACGTATAATATATTTACTTACGTGAATAAATATATTATTCTTCAACATGAATTGAAAACAGTAGAAAAATATTACAAAAAATTGAACTACTTTTTCGAAAAACCTAAATAAAAGAACCCACCAAAAACCAATCTAAAAATACTTAAATGTCCGCAATAACCCAACGTGAAATTATTGACCTCAGTTCAATCGAAGATAACCCGTCTGTCTTTGTTGTTCCTAGTTCTAGGGTGAATATTATCCGCCGCTGTTCCTTTTGCCAATCTACCGGTCACAATATTCGAAAATGTAATCATGCCGATATTGAAAAATTACATAGATGTGCTCAGTTTATGTATTTAACTACCTGTCGTTATTTACGAAGTCATCCAAGTGCAGAAAAAACTCATAAAAAATGGATAAATAAATTATCTATGAGTGATTATAAAATCTTAGCAAAATTAAATCAATTGGATTCAAATCCGCGAACAACTTTCAACGAATATAACGAAAAATTGCATACGTATTACCTTGGGTATGCTGAAAATGAATTACGTAACGACCATTCAACCAATCCAAGACCAATTATTGATATATATTTTCAAGAAAATTACGACTTATTCAACCGACTTTTCACGAATGTAGGCAATCTTTCATCAAACCTAGACGCAATGAGTTTTGCTATAAATAAATTAAATATCATTATACAAAACAGTGGACGAAATCTCTTAAACGGGAGCCGTATTCGATATTGGTTAAATAATCATATGGAGTTCTATTACCGTGTTAATCAATTATCAAGCGGTATTGTAAAAATGCCAATAAAGACAAATCATAATTTATCTTTGATGAAGGAAACTCATGACGAATGCCCAATCTGTTATACCGATATGACGAATGACTCGATGGTTCAACTTGGCTGCAGCCATTCATTTTGTGGCGACTGTATCATTGGTCAAATCAAATCAACGAACAAATTAACGGTCGATTGCGCGATGTGTCGCTCTACCATTAAAGAATGCAGTAGTGCATCAAACCAATTATTACAAAAAATAACATCAACACTTGCTTAAAAAATAAAAATAAAAAATAAAAAG